AACTTAAGGAGATATCCAAACCCTTCGTCTTCTTCGACCGCCAAATCGAGTTCGCCGCTGGCCTTGCTCGCGACGAACTTAACAACAACATAATCATCTCTTTTGGTGTTCTCGACAGAGAGGCATGGTTAGCCACCGTACCGGAACAGCAAGTGTGGACGATGCTATGGGGCCGCTAGTTGTATCTGGCTACATAGGCATTCCTAATCATCCTCGCGGTACTGCCGATTATATAGCTCTTGGGGACGAGTTAGAGGGTATAGTCAGTGCCGCCAGTATCCCGATGATCGTTGGAGGGGGTACGGTGGAAGAAACCTTCCTATATAAGATAGCCAGTGTCCGCGCCAAAACCCACGCCGTGGCTGATAACCCGGCTAAGAACACGCTTGCTTACCACTGCGTCATGCACCAGAAGTTTGTGTGGCTATGGCAAGCCCTAGATACGTACACAGATCAAGCTGATCCGCTTGTGTGGATTGACTACGGTATCCTGCATGTGCCGGGAGTTACCGCGGCGGTTATAACCGATTTCCTAAAGCGCGTTGTTGATTACGGTGTGGTTACCATGCCGGGGTGCTGGCCCAAGAGGCAGGAAGTTCCTACAGATAGCCCCTGTTGGCGCTTTTGTGGTGGCCTCATGGTGGTGCCCCGTACGTTGCTTAAGGCATTTTGCACGATGGCGTTAGCTACAGCGTTCGATAGATTAGTGCAGACTGGGCATTTAGACTGGGAAGTGAATACACTAGCCCGGCTGGAATTACTTGACCAAGTGCCTATAGTTTGGTATCAGGCGGATCATAACGAGACTATGTTTACGAAAGCGCCATGAGGATCGAACGATGCGGGTTAAAGGGGTGTGTGGGTTCAGTCCGCTTGGGTTCACCCCAACACCGGAACAACTTGCTTGCTTGAACCATGACAAGTTTAATGAATTGGCGGCGCGCATGGCGCGCGTGGTTCCTCTCAGATACTTTGACAATTATCCTTTCGAGGAATGCTGGGCTGTTCGCGAGTTCTACCCTCGTGTCGTCACCCCTAACTGCGTTACGCCGCCGGACAGGTTTACGAACACCTTGGACCACGCCCGGTGTAATTATATCCAGCACCAGCGACTTACCTGGGCGCGCATGGCAGCGGTGGAAGACCCGGATGTAGATGTGTGGGTTTGGTTGGATACCGGTGTCCTGAAGCAGGGGGCGTGGCGCAATGAACAAGTAGAAGAAAAACACATTGGCGAGTTGTTCGGGAAAATATACAAGAACCCGCCAAAGAACACCATTCCGTTCCCCGGCATCCTGCCGAGATATCCTGTACAGGATGTTGGTAACCATTGGCGTTTTTGCGGGTCGGTACATATCTGGCCGAAGCAGTGGCTTCCCAAATTAGACGATCTATATAAGCAGGAGCTTCGCAAGTTCGTGATGCGTACTAAGACTATCCCCCTCGACCTGACTATATGGGGACTGGTAGAGGCTAGGGATGAGCTTCCGTTTCGTTTTTATCAAGGTGAATATGGTTATACCCAATTCACCAACTATCCCACGGATGAGCTTCTATGATGTTGGCTTTGAACAATATCAAGTATGAGTGCCGATACGCTTACATGGAAGGTAAGCCGTTTCGCAATGTGGGATTGGATACATTCGTTGAGCCGACGCTGGCGCGTAAGCTTGCCGCTGAGTTTTCGGATTACGACGATCCATGTTGGCATTTCTATGGTGACGCCCTAGAGAACGAGAAGGCGTGCAACGATTGGATTAAGTTTCCGGTAACCACGTATAGGTTTATTACGTTCATGTATTCTAAGGATATGCTGGACGCTCTATATTATATGACCGGTGTGCGGATGTTCCCGGACATGGGCCTCCATGGCGGCGGTTGGCATATTCATGGCCAGGGGGGTAATTTGAACCCTCACCTAGACTATTCTTGCCATCCCAAGCTGGGGCTTCAACGAAAGCTAAACATTATCGTCTACCTCACCGAAGACTACCAAGAAGAGTGGGGCGGCCACCTCGGCTTGTGGTCGGATGCAGGCGGCAAGCCGGGTGTACTAACCAAAGAGATAGCGCCGCTTTTCAACCGCGCTATTATATTTGATACCACGCAGAACTCGTGGCACGGTATGAGCCGGCCATTAAACTTACCGCCCGGTAAGTACCGCAAGTCGATTGCTGTATATTACCTTTGCGAGGCGCCCTTGGACGCGGACGCAAGGACGAGAGCTTTGTTCTACCCAAGAGAAACCCAATTAGCAGGAGCATGTGATGCGCAAGATGACCTACCTAGACGAACTCGCTCGCAAGTATGAAACCGATAAGGGCGGCCAGCACTTCCGCTACGGCGGGGGCGACAGCGATACCAATCATAATTACTGCGAGTTCTACGACGAGCTATTCCGCGAAGAGCGCGACTTGGTACGGCATGTGCTGGAGATAGGCATCAATGCCGGAAGCAGCTTGCGAATGTGGGAGGAGTACTTCCCCAATGCAAAGATCGTGGGACTAGATAGCGACGCCAAGTGTCTCATACACAATACCGACCGTATCTCCTGTTACGCAGCGGACCAGAATAATCCGCAGGACCTCTACAAGGTCATGCGCGAGGTTGCAGATCGGCCTACCTTCGACCTGATTATTGATGATGGTTCCCATATTCGTGAGCACCAAGTCACGTCTATGAAGACGCTTCTGCCGTTCTTATCAGTATGGGGGTACTACGTTATTGAGGATTTGGGTACCGGTCCCGATGTGTACTTTAACTCGCTTATCGACGCCGTGCCCCCTGTCTACAAGCACAAGATGGTACAGATACATGATGGCTGGGGACCCAAGGTTCAGCCTTATGAGTGGTTATTCGTGGTTGAGCACGAAGACAATAACGAATTTGGCGGTTGATAATTCTTTAACTTTAGCCCTCTACCTGTGGAAGGGATATCTCCTTCAACACAGGTAGAGGGCTTTTTTCATGGCTAAAGGTAAGGGCGGCGAAGGCGGCTACGGCGAGGGTGACAACGTTCACTCTGGCTCTGGTTCCAAGGGCGGCGCCAAAGGGTACAGTCTCCCGAAGGGCAAGACCAATCGCACTAGCGAGGCGTCCAGCATCTCGTCCAACAATGGTGGCGGGAGTGACGAGACGTTCGCTAAGGGGGGCAATACCAAGATGTTTGGCGAGCAAGCCGCAGGCGAGCAAGAGCCCGGCTGCACGTCGCATGATGTTGAGGGTGGCGCTCCTGGCGATAAATTTGCCAAGGGTGGCTCTACCAAGATGTTTGGGTATAACCCCTCCCAGGCTGCGCAGGCCGGCATTACTTCGGCACGCTAATGGCCTTCGGCGTCAAAGGGGCACCCCATATCAGCACTGGCGGGGGCCGTGCTGGGAACTTGGGCGGCGTACGCTTCCAGAAGTCCGTACGCCCTCCGACTAACTTCCCCCACGTATCGGTCACTCGGCGCGATTACGCCAAGCCTGAGATGGGCTCTGAGCAACCCCTTGGCATGGCCGAAGGGCAGAAGAGTAACTTTGCACAGACCGGTCTCACTGGAGAAAGCTAATGGCTGTTATCCCTGGCCCCTTCAAGAAGCACCTCGCTTCTCCTGCCCTGCACAAGGGCACTCAGATTGTGAAGCATCAGGGTAAGGGTGCTCGGCCGTTCCCGCCCCAGCCGAAGCCGGGTGGACTTATGGCCGGTGCTCCTAGCCCCAATGATTACGCTAAGCAAACTCCCATGCCGATGCCTCCCCCGCAACCCGGCGGCGCCCCTGCCCCGATGGACAGTATGGCCGGGAGCGATATGGGCACTGTATGAAGTCGTATGATGTTTTTGAGCCCTGCCGGCACCTACGGGCAAGAGCGCCTGAGGAATGGCAGAGGTTCGTTGAAATGTTCCGGGTTTATACCGCCGAGACCGTGGACGCAGTGATAGAGGCGGATGCAACGGAAATCATGACAGTGAAAGGCCGTGCGCAGGCTTGTAAAGCCCTGCTTCAGGCGTTCACCAATCTTGATGTCCACCCACGAGCGCCTACGCCGTAAGCCGTAGCCGCGAAGGAAAGTAATATGGCTGAGCCTACCACAGTAACGGTGGACGCTAAGGGTATGCCGCAACTCCCTGCGGACCCCAACGTCAAAATCCCTCCCGCGGTTAAGGCAGCGGCCGACGCGGCCGACGCAATTCACCAGCAGACATACCAGCCGCCGGCACCGGCTACGCCAGAACCTACTCCCGCCCCCACACCAGAACCTATTACAGCCCCCGCACCCGCTCCTACCCCGGAGCCGCCTAAAGCTATCGCCCCGGTAAGCGATAGGTCCGATTGGGACGTGGCAAAGTGGCAGCAACACGCCAAATCAATGGAAGGCCGCTTTCGCCAGTCCCAGGACCAAATCCAAACTCTTCAGGGGCATCTTAGCGAGATGGGCACGGAGCTAGTTGCATGGCAAAACCGTGCGCCGCTCGTGCCCCCACAATCTCCGCAACAATCTCCGCAACCACAGCAGCAGCCTTTGCCGCCTGTTCAAAAGTTCCTCACCAAGGAAGACGTGGACACGTATGGTGAGGACTTTCTGAATGCTGCCCAACGTGCCGCCATGCAGGCTGTTTCGCCCCAACTGACGGCATTACAGCGGCAGAATGAAGACCTTCGCAGGCAGCTTAGCCGCACCACTGCGACCTCCATGGAGGCTAGCCTGGATGCCCAGGTGCCAAACTGGAGTATAATCAACGCGAACCCGCGCTGGAAAAATTGGCTTCGTTTACGAGATGTTTACTCGGGACGGATACGGAACGATATGTTGAATGAGGCGTACCGCTCGGGGCAAGCCGACCGGGTAGTCGCATTCTTCAGAGGCTTCCTCGCAGAGGAAGAGGCCACGGGACAGACGGAATTTCTGCCGCAAAGCGAGCCGGCGCAACCAACCCCGCCTCGTGTAGCAGCAGTCGAGCTTAACACGCTCGCCGCCCCAGGCCACGCTAAGCCGGCTGTAGGCAACCAGCCGAACGCGCCCGCTAGCGAACCCATCTGGATCACCAGAGCCCAAATCGCGCAGTACTACGACAACGTACGCCGTCAGGTGTACGCGGGTCGGGAGCAAGATCGCCTCAATGACGAGGCTATCATCTTCGAGTGCCAGCGAGCCGGGCGTGTTCGTTAACCCGCGGAGCCTTTAACTAGGAAATGTGAAGGCTCCCCAATAGAGAGAGCCTTTAACATGGGTATCCCGAGTGGCGCATTTCCTATTGCCCCGGCATTAGGAACGTCAATCTACCCCGCAGGCGGCACGGCTAACACCTTGCAAGCTACGGGCTTCATACCTGAGATATGGTCAGGTAAATTGGTAGAGAAGTTCTACGCGAGCACTGTGCTCGCCGCGATCTCTAATTAACCGGTGTTAGAGTAATTCTGGACCTTGACAACTGGAACAGTATTGGCCATATTGGCTAGTACCGAACCAGAGGGAACAGAAATGCTCAGTGAGAAGTATCTTGCAGGCTTGTTGGACAGCGACGGTAGTATTCAACTGATGTGGAACCCGCCGATGCGAAGGAAGAACTGGGATGGAACTGGGCCGCAGCGTTGTTATGCGGTTGTACGGTTCGACCAGAAAACTCCCGACCAATCATTTATGCGATTGGTTGCCGACAGTTTGTCACCTCCTAGCGTGCGTGGTACTTGGGGTAACTTAAGTACATCTCCAAGTGGAACGCATTACTGGAGGGTTGCCGGAACAAAAGCTGCTGGGGTTCTTATGCGGCTTAAAAAGTTCCTGGTAAACAAGAGAAACCTTGCTGAAGCAGCCATTGATATGAACGGTAAGATCATGGACGTTACTGCCGGTACCGCGCAATTCGACGCAGCAAGACGCTCGCCGGTTCCGGTACGGCCAACACGGAAATGGGTAGCCGGGTATATTGATGGGAACGGATCATTCGATGTTCGTATTCCGAGGGGGATGGCTGGTCAAGCTATCGTGTCGGTTACGGATGAAGAGGTAGAGCGGGCAGGTTGTGACTTGCTTTGCAAAGCCTTCGGAGGTTCCGTGCAGGAGTTTGTTACGCCCGTAGGTACGAAGATGGTGACGTGGGTTCTTTCCATGGTACCGTCGAAGATCAGATCAGTTTTTGAGGCCGATAAGTTTGGTGTGGCCAAGCATATGGTGCTCAAGACCGACGAGATTTATTTCCTGCTTGGATGCGCAAAGATGGGCCATTTTCGTGATGGCGAGCGTATTCAGAAAGGGTTGTACGCGCTCCGTTCTGGCCCGCACAGGCTGAGTGGTCCGGGCGCTGATGTGCCTAAGTTCCTAGCTACGGTGCGTGATGTGCCGTCGTTTATGGGGCCTGGGGCAGAGAGGCGCAAGCGACAGTGGGACGCTGCACACCCGTAAGGGTTCACGGCGGTAGTTGACCGACTACGAAGGCGAGATCAAAAACAAGGGCGACCGCGTTAAGATCAGAACCAAGCCAACTATCACCATCCGCAACTATGCGGCTGATGAACTCCTTGCCCTTGACCGCCCATCCGGCGGAACCGTAGAGCTATATATCGGTAACGGCAAGTACTTCTCGTTGATCCTAGATGACGTGATGGAAGTCCAGTCGGACTTGAACATTCTGTCCATCTGGGCCGACGACGCTGCCCAGCAGTTAAAGATTACCGTCGATCAGGACGTTCTTGATGGCATTGTAGGCCAGATGGCCGCCGCCAATAAGGGCACTGCCGCTGGTGTCATCACTGCGAACGTGAACCTCGGTGCAACCGGTGTCCCGCTCTCCGTTGTTGCCCGTGATCCTACTGCTGGTCAGGTTGAGCTTCTGGATGTGCTTATGCGCGCCGGGCAAGTGCTCGACGAGCAGAACATTCCGGAGGTTGGGCGCTGGGTCGTCATGCCAGCTTGGGCCGGCCGCATGATCAAGCAGTCGGAACTTCGCCAAGCCTATCTATCTGGCGATAGCGTGTCGATGCTCCGCAATGGGCGCCTCGGCATGGTGGATCGGTTCACGATCTACATCAGCAACCTCCTGCCGAACAACTCTTCGGACAATGTGAACTTCCAGCCGGGTGAGTGGCCGATCTTCGCTGGCCATGCGCACGGGCTGACGTTCGCGTCCCAGATTAGCAAGGTTGAGACCCTGCGGTCTGAGTTGACCTTTGGTCAGGTCCTCCGTGGGCTTCAGGTCTACGGATATCAGGTTGTGGATGGTAAGGCCCTCGTGCAAGCCTACGTTACCCCTGGTGCCTAGGTGGTAGCCTAGGGGTTGCAAAATGAGAAGCGACGTGGTAACTCCACGCCGCTTCTTCTCTTTTGGGGAGTGTGGTGCCTCGCATTACCAGTACTAAACGTTGGCGGCGGTGGAAGGACCAGCACCCAAAAAGCCACTTACTTAACAGAGCTAAGCTACGTGCGAAGAAGCGCGGTATTCCCTTCGCCCTAACTGTGAACGACATCGAATGGCCCACCCACTGTCCAGTCCTTGGATTTGAGCTAGACTATAATAAAACACCGAGTGGTTCGCGCTGGCGCCTGGAGAACATCCCATCTTTGGATCGTAGGGATAATTCCCTCGGATACGTACCCGGTAACGTTTTTGTAATTTCCTATAGAGCGAACACCCTAAAACGGGATGCTTCATTAATAGAAATTAAAGCCTTGCTGGCGTATATGGCCGTATGACCTTCGATACGGTAGGCGATTACATTTCCGATGCTAGGGTACTTTTACAGGACCGCATAGTTCCGTACAGGTACTCCACTATCTCTCTGGTCGCCGCGCTAAATCTTGCCCTGCTAGAGGTGCGCCGCATC